GCACTGGTCGCCGCCGCCGCGAAAAACTCAAGGACGCGCTGATCGGCGTTCTGCGCGAGCGCCATGACCCCGAGACCTGGAGCGGCATTCTGGCCGAGGCACAGGCCCGCAGTGAACGGGAGGGTCTGTGATGGCCGAGCTTCCTGAAGCCCCCACGCCCACGCTGACGGCGATCTATGCCGATTACGAGGCCCGCCAGGGCGATGGTTTCCGCGATCACCTCGGGGCGTCGATCATCGGCAAGTCCTGCGCCCGCGCGCTCTGGTATGATTTCCGCTGGGTCACGCCCGCGCGCCATTCCGGCCGCCTGCTGCGCCTTTTCGAGACCGGCCAGCTTGAAGAGGACCGCCTTGTGCGCAACCTGCGCGCCACAGGCGCAACGGTGCTCGAGGTCGATCCCGAAACCGGCCGCCAGTTCCGGGTCGAGGCCCATGGTGGGCACTTTGGCGGATCGCTCGATGGCGTGGCCATCGGCATCCTCGAGGCCCCGAAGACCTGGCATGTGCTCGAGTTCAAGACCCATGGGGTCAAGAGCTTCACTGAGCTGACCGCCAAAGGCGTGATGCAGGCCAAGCCCCAGCATGCCGCACAGATGCAGATCTACATGCACCTGACGGGGATCACCCGCGTACTGTATGTGGCGGTCTGCAAGGACACCGACGCGCTGCATATCGAGCGCATCGAGGCCGACAGCGCCATGGCCGAACGCCTCCTCGAAAAGGCCGGGCGCATCATCTTCGCCCAGCATCCGCCTTCGCGGATCAGCGAGGACCCCGCCTGGTTTGAATGCCGGTTCTGCGATCACCATGGCGCCTGCCATGAGGGGGGTGGGGCGGCTTTGACCTGCCGGTCCTGTTTGCATGCGACGCCCGTCGGAGCGCTTCCAGAAGAAGTGGACACCAGTGCTTCGTCCGGAAGCGCGACCAACAAAAATGACGGTGGCTGGCACTGCGCCCGCCACGACCGAATGCTGACAGCGCTCGAACAGCGTGCGGCCTGCATCCGCCATCTCTTCATCCCCGATCTCGTTCCGGGCGAGGTCATCGACGCGGGCGACGATGTCGTCACCTACCGCATGGCCGATGGCTCCACCTGGGCAAACGACGCCCGCACAACGGAGGCCGCGCCATGCTGACCCTGCGCCCCTATCAACAGGCCGCGATCGCCGCGATCTACAAGTACTACGCCGAGAAATCTGGCAATTGCTGCGTTGTGATCCCGACCGCCGGGGGCAAGTCCCTCGTCATGGCCGCCTTTATCGAAGGCGTGCTGAAGGCATGGCCCGACCAGCGCATCCTGATCGTGACCCATGTCCGCGAATTGATCGCCCAGAACCATGCTGAGATGATCGGGCTCTGGCCCGAGGCCCCGGCTGGGATCTATTCGGCGGGCCTCGGCAAGCGCGAGGCGCAGGCGCGGATCCTCTTCGCGGGCATACAATCGATCCACCGCCGGGCGACCGAGATCGGCCATACCGATCTGGTGCTGATCGACGAGGCGCATCTGATCCCCGGCAAGTCGAGCACGATGTATCGGCGCTTCCTCGATGCGCTGAAGGCGATCAATCCGTCGCTCAAGGTGATCGGGCTGACTGCCACGCCGTTCCGGGTGGACAGCGGCATGTTGCATGAGGGCAAGAACGCGCTCTTCACCGATATCGCCTTTGAGGCCCCGGTGCGCGATCTGATCGATGCTGGATATCTCAGCCCGCTCGTGTCGAAACAGCCCGCCACGCGGCTCGATGTCTCGAAGGTCGGCACCCGTGCTGGGGATTACATCCAGCGCGATCTGGCGGCTGCGGTAGACACGGAGGCCATCACGCGGGCTGCAGTCACCGAAATCATCGCGCACGGACGCGATCGGAAATCCTGGCTGGCCTTTTGTTCGGGCGTGGAGCATGCGCGCCATGTGGCCGAAGAGTTTGCCCACCAAGGCATCACCTGCCGCACGATCTTCGGCGACACCCCGAAGGAGGAACGGGACGCGATCATTGCCGCTTTCAAGCGCGGAGAAATCCGCGCGCTGGCCTCGATGGGCGTGCTGACCACCGGGTTCAACGCCCCCGCCGTCGATCTGATCGCGCTCCTGCGCCCCACCAAGTCTGCAGGCCTCTATGTGCAGATGGTCGGCCGTGGCACGCGCCTCGCCCCCGGCAAGGAGAACTGCCTGGTCCTCGATTTTGCGGGCAATGTCCGCCGCCACGGGCCGATCGATCTGGTGCGCCCGAAACGCCCGGGCGAAGGTGGAGGGGGTGATGCCCCGACAAAGGTCTGCCCCGAATGTGATAGCATCATCGCGCTCTCGGCCACGGAATGCCCGGATTGCGGTTATGTGTTTCCGGCCCGTGAGGTCAAAATCGCGCCGACGGCGGCCACACTTCCCGTCCTTTCGCCGAAGGTCCAATGGCTACCTGTGCACGGCGTCTCCTACAGCCGCCACGACAAGCTTGGCGGGCTGCCCTCGCTCAAGGTCACCTATAGCTGCGGGCTGAAGTACTACAGCGAATGGGTCTGCATCGAGCACCAGGGCTATGCACGCCAGAAGGCGGCTGAGTGGTGGCGCAAGCGCGCGCCGTGCTGCCCTGTGCCGCTCACCGTCGATCAGGCCATCGCGGAAGCCGCGCGTCTTGCTCGCCCCAGCGCAATCTCGGTCCGCCCGTCGGGCCGCTACGTCGAAGTCTCCGGCTACAGGTTCGACCCATGTCCCAATCCCACCCCGGCCTCTGCGCCGTCTGCCACCGGCAACCTCGTGGGTTTGGCTGGTTCAACCCCCACTATCGGCTCGCCGACCCGCGGCGCGACACCAGTCGCAAGCACCTCTGCGGCCGGGCCTGCCAGGACATCTGCCACGGGAGGAAGGGCATGATCGACCCCACACCGAACGAGGCCGAGGCGATGACCTTCGGCGGCCAGATGGGCGGCGAGTATCTCGAAAGCATCGGCAAATCGGATCTCGCCACCCTGACCGAGACCGAGTGGGACCGTTTCATCGACGCGGTCGTCACCGGATATTGCGACCACCTGCGCGAGCTGGCGGGTCAAGACCGCAAACGCCTCGACGCCATGACCCCCGAGGTGCCTTTCTGATGGCTGACACATCCTTCATGGCGCGCTTCGGCGCGCGGCTCGTCACCAATGGCTATGCCATTCTTCCGATCGGCCCGGGCACAAAGAAGCCCGGCCGCTTCCAGCGCGGGGCATGGGCGGACTACCCGGAATGGAACCGCCATGCCGAGCGCGGCACGACCGAGGTCGAGGTGTCCACATGGTCGTCCTGGCCCGATTGTGGCATCGGCATTGTCGGCGGCGCGGTTGCAGCGGTCGATATCGACATCAAAGACGATGCTGATTTGGCGCTGCGTATCGAGCGGCTGGCACGTGAGCGCCTCGGTGACACGCCCGCCCTGCGCATTGGCCGTGCCCCGAAGCGCATGTTGGTCTATCGCACGGCCCAGCCATTCCGAGGCATCAAGCGCCATCCGTTGGAGGTGCTCTGCCTCGGGCAGCAGTTCCTCGCTTACGCGATCCACCCCGACACGGGCGCTCCCTATACCTGGCCTGAGGAGGGGCTGGCGGACATCGACATCACCGACTTGCCCGAAATCACGGCCGAAGCTGCCGTGGCGTTTCTCGACGAGGCCTATGAGCTTCTGCCGGAAACACTGCGTCAGCGGGGGCTGGCGTCCAGTGCACCAGCCGGTGACATCGCGCGCAGCCACGGTCAAATCGGTGCATTGCCAGCAATCGAGGCGGCGCTCGCCTGGCTGCCAAATGCCGAACTCGACTATGACAGCTGGATGCGCGTCGGCATGGCCCTGAAAGGTGCGCTTGGTGAGGCTGGGGCGGATATCTTCGCCGACTGGTCCGCACAGGCGGTAAAGGATGTGCCAGCTACCACGCTAAAGGCTTGGGCCAGCTTCAAGCCCGACCGGATTGGGGCTGGCACGATCTACCATCTCGCGATGGAACGTGGCTGGCAGCCTGAACCCGCTCTGCGTCTGGACGGCAGCCTGCCCGAGGACGGCGACCATCCGGCGGCTGGTCTATTAGCGAGGCTTGATGTCGCGACGGTTGCCCCCGCAGTGTCCGCGCCAGCACCTGCCTATGCGCTGGCCATCCCTGACGGGCTGGTCGGCGATCTGACCGATTACATGCTGACCACCGCCCGGCGCCCGCAGCCGCTCCTGTCACTTGGGGCCAGCCTCTGTGCCATTGGCGCGCTGATGGGGCGGAACTACCGCACCGAGAGCAACCTGCGCTCAAACCTCTATGTCGTGGGCATCGCCGACAGTGGCTCGGGCAAAAACCACTCCCGCGAAATCATTAACGAGACATTCTTCGAGGCGGGGCTTGCCCATCACCTCGGCGGCAACAAGATCGCCTCCGGCGCAGGGCTATTGACCGCGCTGCACCGCCAGCCCGCGATCCTGTTCCAGATCGATGAGTTCGGGATGTTCCTGTCGGCGGCGGCCGACCGAAAGCGCAGCCCGCGCCACATTACCGAAATCCTCGACAACATGACCGAACTTTACACCTCGGCCGGTGGCGTCTTCCTCGGGGCAGAATACGCCAATCGGGACGGCACGAATGAGCGGCGCGACATCAACCAGCCCTGCCTTTGCGTCTATGGCACCACGACGCCCTTGCACTTCTGGGGCGCGCTGCAAGGGGCCAATGTGGTCGATGGCTCTCTCGCCCGTTTCCTGATCCTGCCCAGCGACGAGGATTACCCCGACGAGAACATCGCCGTGGGCATCCGGCAGGCACCGCCGGCGCTGATCCATGGGCTGCAGCTGATCGCGGCGGGCGGAGGCGGCAAGAAGGGCAACCTCACGGGCAAGACCGCCGATCAGAACACTGCCGTGAACCCGATGATCGTGCCGATGACCGAGGAGGCCCGCGCCCGGTTCCGCCAGCTCAGCATGGAGCTGACGGAGGAATTGCGGGCGGCCGCCGGCACGGCCTTCACGGCCATCCTCGCCCGGATCGGAGAAAACGCCCTGAAGCTTGCGCTCATCGTGGCGGTGGGGCGTGATCCGGCTCAGCCTGAAATCGAGATCACTGCTGCGGAATGGGCCATCAGTTTCGTGCGGCACTATGCACAGCGCACGATGGAGGCGGTTGAGCGCCATGTCGCAGACACCGAGACCGAGGCGCATCTGAAGCGCTTGAAGGAGATCATCCGTGCGTCGGGGGCCAAGGGGATCACCAAGTCCGATATCACCCGAGCCTCGCAGTGGCTGAAATCGCGTGATCGGGACGAGATCCTGCTCACCCTGATAGAAAGCGGCGACATCACCACCGGCATGCGGGATACCGGAGGGCGCAGGGCGATGATCTACCGGTTGCTGACGTGATCCAGGGGCTTCCTTCAAAAACGGGGTTTCTTCAATTGAAAGAAGTTTGGGTCCAAGTGCCTGTAAGAAATGGGCATTTTGACTTCCTTCACTTCTTTCAATCTTTCAAGGGGATACCTGTATATGTGTATCCTCGCGCGCGCGGTTAAAATAAGGATGAGGTGCCTCATGAAATAATTGAAATATTGAAAGAAGTTATATTATATATAGGGATCAACACCTTAGGGGCTGACTTCTTTCAAGATGCCCCTTTGAAGGAATTGAAAGAAGTCCCGGGCGGCCCGCTCGCCCCGCGCCTGACATGACCAGACCACCCTTCGGGGCCTGGCGAGACCGTAGCCTTCACCGGCCAGCCCTCTCGCCACGCTCGCCAAAGCGAAGAGGAGGTCTTGATGACCCAATCCAACGAACACCTGCGCTGCATTCTGGCGCTCGATCTCGGCACGACCACCGGCTGGGCCATCCGTGGCTATGACGGTTTGATCATGACCGGCACCGCCAGTTTCCGACCCGGACGCTATGACGGCGGCGGTATGCGCTACCTGCGCTTCACCAACTGGCTGACGGAACTCGACCGGTTGTCAGGGCCAATTTCGGCGATCTGGTTTGAGGAGGTGCGCCGTCACGCCGGGACCGATGCGGCCCATGTCTACGGCGGGCTGATGGCGTCACTGACAAGCTGGGGCGAATTGCGCGGCATTCCATACGAGGGCGTGCCGGTGGGCACCATCAAGCGCCATGCCACGGGCCACGGTAATGCGCCCAAACAGGCCATGATCGCGGCGGCCAGAACCCGTGGCTACAGCCCGGCGGACGACAACGAAGCTGATGCCATTGCTATCCTTCACTGGGCTCTCGAGACCCAAGGCGGTGTGGCATGAGGCTCTACCCCAAGGGCTACGGCGGCCAGCGCCGCGATCCCGAACAGGTCAAACGGGACGGCTGGCACGAGCAGCGCATGCTCGCCGTGTCCCTTGATGACCCGCGTCTGACCTGGCCCGAGCGTGAACTCGTCCGCCAACTGGGGGACAAGCTCTACG